TCCCTCGGTGTCATCTGGTAAAAATCAAAAACAGAAACGCCGCTCCGGAGTGCCTGTTCCATGAGGACATCCAACTTCAGGACATCCTCATGATTCAGTTTGGGTCAGGTTCATTCCCGTTTTCAGACACGCTGTAACTAAGAACGGCAGCTACCGATTCCATGACCACCTGCGCGACGGCCGTAAATCCAGCCTCCTCAAGCACCTCAGTCGCATCATTCAAGGTCACAACTCTTCCGCGTTCGCCACTGTCGCGCCGCGCCGCTTCCATGCCAGCCTGTAACAATGCTACTAATTCATTCATGCCCGCCGCGCCATTAACGAAACCTTGTGTTACGGCGATCACGGATTTACCCATAATTTTTTCAGCTTGCATGAGTGCGCGATTGGTAAACAATACATTCACCTCGCGGCCGTCTTCACCTACAATGATACCCTCTCCTCTCGCTGCCATTAGCTACCTACCTCAGTCCATTCACCATCAACCGTCATTGCAGCACTGACAACCGATTCGCCCTGATCCGGATAGGATTCACCGAGAGAATCAACTTTCGCATTTGCCGTTTCTAAAACAACATCATCCAATTCGCGTGCTACCAGGATCATGTCACCATTCCGATTGGCTGCCTTAAGTGCCAAATATCCAGCGTCGTCTTCGATGTACAGATGATCGAATGACAACGTAGTCGAATACCGGCCATATCCTACCCGCTGCGCCCGACTGTTCTTTGAGGAGTAATCTACATTGTCACTGGCCTCATCAATCGTTGCATCCCGTTGCGAACCAACGGCCGTGTACACCGGAACCGTAGGCGTTCCCGTGTTTACCAATACTAAAAATCTTGCACCATTTACACCAGCGTCACTATCAGCCATGTCAAACCTCCGTTTGTTGCGTTACCACATTTACACTAATTATCCGACCGTATACCTCGTCATCATCGGCCACAATTGGCCCGACACAATCCGAGAGCATCCAGCTATACCCATTAATCGTCAACGCCTGCCGGTGCAGAAGTGCCCGCACTCGTTCGGCAATTGCTTCAATCAAAATTGCGCTACCATCAGCCGCCGCGTAACAGCGCACGTCACGAATAAGCGACCGGCCCCGCGTTTGTTTGGTATCAAATGGTGATTGCGAAACCTCACCAGCCGATACCACATAAGGCAACGTCGCACTACCGGGAACCGGGTCGGTCGTAAAGACTGCCGGTTCATCTCCAAACGTTGCCAGCATATCAGTTAGTGTCACATCGCTGGCTAATTTCTGGTAGATTGCTGCCGTTAAAATACTCATCCGCGTTCCAAAAGTTTCACAATAATTTTGCCGTTCTCAAAAACGGCCGGTCTTAAAAACGGCTGAGGTCCGTGCGTTCGACTGCCAGTCTCGATATAAAACCCATGATGTCGCGTGTCAGGTGATGGTTTCACGGTAAGGATAATGGCTACTTCGTTTGACCTTGTATCAATGGTATAGCCAATCAGGTTTGCCACTATCCCGCGCCGGTATTTTTTGCCCCATTCGGGTTGCTCAATTCTCAGCAATCGCCGCCGTGCATCCTGCCGTACATATGCACCGACGATCTCGCCATTGCGTTCCAAATTGGCCTTGACTTCTTCTTTCACCTTTCGCGTGTTCCAGTTCTTAATTATCATGAGCCACTTACTACCGTTGCTGCTTCCACCTGATATTCAGTGCAGTCAATTTCAAGGTGTTCATTGGCCAATGATGGTTCACGGATCGCTTCCACGTCCACTACCAGATCACCGATGTACACCCTATCGCCCCGTTGGATGTCAGTGCCAGCCACAACATAAAGCACATGAGTCACACGCCGGTTTTCTAGCATGGCCACGTCGCGTTCAGTATTACCAGCACCAGCCGGTCGAATACGACCTTGTATCGTTGCGTACAAGGCATAATCAATTTCCCATCCGCCTTGCCCGTCGCTTGTGCGAGTACGCCGGTAAACAGTTCCGGCATTGTTCAGGAGTGATTCAAAGACTGTCATGGTTTACGATACCGATTCAAAATATCTTTCTCGCTCAGTAACAACATTCTTGCCGCGCTTGCGCCCATTAACCCGTCACCAGCGCCGCCGCCCTGTTCACTGCCATAAGCTACCGAAAAATCACCCAAACTTTTTGACGCTACGCCCAAAACCGCATCGTCACTTTCTGCCCGCAGGCCCGCCTGATACGCCCGCGCCGCCGCGCGTGTAGCAATAGCTATGATGTCATCAGGCAGTATAGCATAGCCATGTGAGTATGTGACTTCAATAATCTGGATTCCTTTATCCCACTTTGCGCCGCCTACCCGGTGCAGGATGCCCCATTGTCCGAGTTTGTAATCAGTCGTGACAACTAACGTGTCATCATCCTCAACTACTTCAGTCACCTCAGTGACTGGCAACTCAGGCAAAAACAACCGCGTGCCGCCGCGTGAATCCAGCATGATTGTCTCATCCTCTACCAATTCAAGATACTGGTTCGTATAGTTACGTATCGCTGCCGCTGCTTCGGTAACAGCACGTTCAGCCGCTGCAATTTGCGCCGCTGTCGTGATTGACACCTGCAGGAAACTCGCCACATCGTCAACCGTGCAAAAATCAGCCATTCCGCCATTCCTCAATTGCACCGCGTTGTTTGTCGTTCAAGAAAGACAAGTCGGCATTTCGCAACTCATCAAATGTGGTAATGCCCTGTGCAACCAACCGCCGCGCCGTGGCCGGGCCAACACCCTCGATTTCCCCAAAGTCAGCAGGGGAAAGGGGAACGGCCGTTTCCGTTTTTTCAGTCTCAGACAGTCGCATTTTGTTTTCCTGCGCTGGCATGGACTTTTGTGCCAGTTCGGTTTTCGGTTTAATATGCCCGGCCTCAATTGCATCAGCTTCATGCATTTTCACGAACTGGCCCGGCCGAAGTTCTACGCGTACAAGCGGCCCTTTATTTTGCCGCGCTTTCTGATCATCAATCGAAAAACTTTTCTTACTTACAATAGCCATATCTACCTCCGTCCTCTATCCATCATAGCCAATACCATTTTTTCATCACCCTCGTGACATTTTACAAAACGGCCCGGCTGAATTTCAACACGAATCAGCGGCTTGTCTGCATTCCGCGGTTGACGTGGCAATGCAGTCACTACCACGCGCCGCGCATTTAGCCATGAGGTTGGCAGGATGCACAAACGAGGTTTGACCTTGTATGTTGCTCTCAGAAATGCAAGCCGTTCATCGCCACCATGCATCATTTCGTCTTGCCAACAGGATACAAGGTCCAATCCCTCTTTGTTCTTCTTCACAAAAACCAACTCAGTCGCATGTAACAAAACCCGCAAATCGCGTACAACGCCCTGTGTCCGTTTGCGATCCTCATGACTGCCAACGTTTACGGCCGTTTCGGTATACTCCCAAAATGGCACAGCCGCATCCCATTTGTCCAATAATTCCCAAGCTGCCGGTAACAACTCCCACGGAACGGCCGTTCCCGGTTTCGTGAGGAGTGTTCTGTCAAATGGCAGGGCAGGAGCATCGCCCACATTCAAGGCCACTTTATACCGTTTCGCCCGACTTTTGATTATGTCATCACGCCCCAATAGCAAAATGCCCCACGTCATGGCAGTGCCTCCAATGTAGCCCAGAGTGATGTTTTTTCTTCATTCGGATACGGCCGCTCCACAAACTTCCATTTGTACGGCGTGTAGAATGAGTATTCCTTGCCCCGTTCTGTGTCAGGACAAAGCTGGTCAAGCGCCCGCAGGGAGTAAACCCAGCGATGAGTCGGATCATCATATGATCGCTCTGCATTCCACAACGGCAGTTTGATTACCACCTGCCCGCCCGGTTTTAGAATCCGGTGACATTCATTCAGGCTGGCAACAAGGTCAATGTCTAAATGCTCCAACACAGACAGGGCCACGATTCTATCAAATGACTTGCCATCGAATGGCCAAGGCAATACGTTCAAATCGTGAACTACATCAATCTCAGGACGGTGCTTCACCCGGTCATGATGTACAGCACCTTCAATCATTCGATTGCCACAGCCAATATTCAGTACATCCATTATCTCTTCCCGCCCTGGTGTTGTTTTACCTTCTGCCATGCTATCGGACTGTCTAGCCGTCCTGGTATCTGACCGCCCCAACGCCGCGCCTTGCCGGGATAGTGCATAAGGCCAGCCGGTTCAGTAATCTTCGAACTGTACGCGGGGAAATAGTTCCACTCATTACCTAGCACGTACATCCTGAGCGGATGAGTATACAAGGCCCGTAGCAAAGCGCCTTGATCTCGCCGCCCGTACTTCGCCCATTCGGTTTGCCAAGCATCAAAAAACGCTTTGACATTTTCATTCCTGGCAAATGCCCAAACGCCGCCATTCAACATGAGTGTATGCAAGGTTCCAAGTTTTGTTTCAATCTCCACCAATTCAGCAGCATCATATTTGTGACGTGGTAACTGTGCCACGTCCTCTCGCATTGGGTCTTTGCAAATGACAAATTCCCAACCGTCACTAATCAAATCAAAATAGAATTGCACGTCGGGAGAAGTCACTTCCGTGTCAGCATCCAGGTATAGTACCGCGTCCCATTCAGGCGGCGCCAAATCATATGCCATGAGTTTTACCGACCGGCCGCCAATGTCCTTGTCCGGTTGGCTAATGAAAATATCTTCAATGCCAATCGGTCTATCGGCTGCCAATGCGATTGGAACATCCGGCAAAAACTGCTTGACACTTTTCATCATGTCAACGGCACACGCCCGCGCCGGATCGCCAAATGCAACACAATAAATTCCCCTATTCATCCAACCGCCTCATATTTGTTGCATAAAAAACAAAGCAACTCAACCCATCATCCAATTCAACAATTGCGCCCTTTTTGTTTGGCAATAGCGCAATTTCATATTTGACAACAGTTCCAACCTTACCTTCATGCGAATGACCATTGCAAATCAAAACACGACACCCAACAGGAAACAATTGCTCTAATGAATGAATTACCATGTTTCCCCTGTTTGCCTAATCCAACCAACCATACCCACGTTGCCCGTTCCGACTACCTTCACATCAAACGGCCGGTGTTTTTCTGCCAAATCATTAAGCGCCTTGTAGCTACCATCGCTCGGCCGGTCACTGCCATCAGGCGAATAGTCATGAAAAATAATTAACCCGCCCGGTTTCAGTCGATTGAAAAACTGCGCATCGTGTAACACCATTGCATACCGATGATCGCCGTCAACAAATATCATATCGTATTGGCCGTTGTCACTGTGCCAAAATTCTTCCGATGTTTGTTTTACAACTCGGACGTTAGAACGGACTGACAAATTCTTGACGGCCTTTTGGTATTCACCACCCTTCGGATTCAAGGTCGTAATCCACGCCATTGGCGCCGCCGTTGCCATGACACATGCCGAGTAACCAATCGCCGTGCCGATTTCAAGAAACTTTGCGCTCGGCTTATTGTATACATACGCATAGTACGCCAAAATTGCGCCTTGATATTCTGCCACTTGCCGCTTGATTTTTGGGATATATTTGGCCGCCCATTTCAGCACGGCATCAACATCAGGCCATAATTTCCTGACAGTTTTCATAATTTTGTCATCCTGGCCAATGAAAAATTTTACCATAGGTTCCTCGTTAATTCGTTCGATTGCGATTTTGTGACCTTGTATCCAGCCCTCAATTGTGTACGATTGTGTCACCGCGCGTAATACCTCGCGGCTGGTGCAAGACCTTGTATGTGTTGCCTCTCCGAATGCGCGTATCAAGTCATTGGCATCGCCGCGATCATATCGGTGGATGCCCTGTATTTCTGGTAATTCATCCAACAATCCAACGCCACGCGGGACAACTACCGACACGCCACAAGCAAGCGCCTCTAGTGCTGGCATCGGAACGCCTTCGACACGCGCCGTAATTACCAGAATGTCTAATGACTGATAAAACGCTGGCATTTCTGCCCAGGTGAAGCGTCGTGTCAACGCTGGCCAGCCGCGCCCACTCGCTCGCCAGGAAACAGCAGGATAATAATTCACCAATCGGCTGGCTAAATCTTCCCCTTTTCGTTTATTTCCGTAGACATAACCAGAGAAACCGGCTGTAAGAGCCTTTCTACCAGAAAGTTTTCCAGGAATTGTGAACCGTTCTCGTTCAACCGGTGCAGGTATCTGCACGGTAGGCCCGCAATCAGCCAACATATCACGATACATCCCCGCTGTAACTATGCGCAGATCTACCAAGCTCGCCACGTTGTCAAATAGTCGGGACTTTGGCCCATTTACCGGGTTTTCTTCTCGGTGTGAAAAGTAAGCCATGACAGGCCGGTCGGGGAGTGGTTGCATAAAACTCCATTCAAGGTACAGACTGAGGTAATATGCATCCATTCCCTTGACCGGCTTATTTGAAATGTGCCAGCCAAGACCATCCCGAAGATACCCGGCAAAACGCGGAATCACTCGATCTTCGTTTAGGTTCCTGACCAGCACATTTACATTCATCGATTAGCTACCAGATTCAAGGTCTACTTCACAAAATGCTGTGGGTCTGATCACTCCAAACGCCGCCCGCAACTCTGCCAAAATTGCGATGATATTTTTTCGGAACCAGTCAGAATGGCTATCCGTTACATACATCGTTGCGGCCTGCCGATCCCACAAAACGGCTTTAGACCAATTGCCAAGCCAACCCGTGCCTTGTGCCTGGAAGAAACTCTGAGCAACAGGCACACCCCACAGAGTGCGCGGGCCTTGCGCCATCGGCCCGCCCCAGTAGTACCGACCGTTGCTATCAGTCAGCAAGTCGAACGTTTCCCAGTCCTGCGGATTCAG